ACTATCAGTTTTCACCAGCGATGCCGATGAATTGGGATTTAATATCAGGCTCAAGTAATTTTTCTACACCTTATAATTTTAAAACCTTAGGATCAATGGAGTTCAGTGTAACTGGTTCTGATAGTTTATTTTGGAGTGGTTATTACGGTCCTAGAATCAGAGATATTAATGTTAGTTTCAATTATAGTATATTGCCTCAATCAACATCAACTACTCCCAAAACAAACACTAGTGACGGAACTCAGTCACCAACAGAGATAGCAGAAACATTTAGCAAGCCGCCCCCAGATTCAGAACCTCAACAGCAAACTGCATATAGTCCACCTCCACCACCACCAGGCTCTGAACCTCCACCACCCGGCAGTACGACTACAGCATCTACTAGTCAGCCACCACCAAGTGGATCATCACAGCCGGCTCCAATTGGATCACAGCCGCCACCAGGATCACAACCTCCTCCTAATTCATCAAACAATGTAGCAAGTTCAGGTTCTGCACCACAACAAAGTAGTTCTACTTCTAGTGGACCAAATCTTTCATCAATATTAACTATGATTAGGAATAATGAAAAGAAAGAACAAGCGATTGCCTCAACTGCTGTGCAAGCCGCAAATGAGGTAGCACAATCTGCTGTACAAGCCACAGAACAAACTGCTATGTCAGTAGCAACTATGTCATCCAACTCAAGCAGACAGTCAGTTACAGACCCTACTGGATTATTACAACAGAATGTTATTACAACTAATAATCAACTCATGATGGGTAACAATATTTTAGGTGTTCAACAAAATATTTCAAATAACAATAATACTCAATCTACTCAATCAATCAATATTCAATCAGCCGCAATGTCATTGTCTAGTTCACAAACAACTATGACTGGATTGCGTAGTGCAGAAGTAGAAAACGTTTTATTTACTAACAATTTTTTAACTAATCGTGCTAACCCATTGACTGAAATCATAGATAACAACACTAAAACTAATAGTGGTTCTAGCACAGAGCAAAAAGAAAATCCATTAAACAAAAATGCACAAAACAATGAATTATCTATGGGCATCAGTTTAGACAGAATGATGTTGCAACCTATAGGATACAATTCATATCTACAACTTGCATTAAGAGATGCGTCTTTTTATGCACCGAAAGAAATTTATAAAAATCAAAAGGTAATTGACAATTCAAGAGTATTGCGTCAATTATCATCAGATAGGCTACACCAAGAAATGGTAGAGCAACAGTATAGGAGATAAAAAAATGGCAGAAGAAAAAATAGACCTAAACAAAAAGGTCGATGAGTTAGAGGCAGCGACTAAAAAGTACGCTAGTAAAGACACCTTAATTAGTATTGGTGGATATGAATTTACACCTGCTAAATTAATGGTTGCGGCTACAATTGTATCTACGACATTAGGTGGATTGTACGGGGCATTTGAAGTTTACAAAGACTACATGAGCATGAAAGATAAGATTGCCAAATATGTAAGTCCGGATTTATCAGCATTTGATAAGAGACTTGCCGTATTGGAAGAAGGTAATGCTAAGGCTCAACAGTCAATCGAAGATAGTGTAAGCAAGAGTGCAGAATATACTAGAGATATCAAAAATGATTTAAAGAATGATATACGTAGATTAGAAGGTGTAGTCGAAGCAGTCGAGCGTAGTGCGAAACAAAGTCAACGTGAAACTGATGTTGCAATCAAAGATGCACAAGCAGAAATGAGAGCGGTTCGTAAAGATATGGATGCTAATATGAGAAGTGTAGACAACTCTATAAAAGCATCACAAAGAGAACTTGATAATCAACTTAAGGCTACTCGCAAAGAAGTGGATGACAAGATTAAAAAGGCTCTTGACAACCCGCTTGCTAACAAGTAATTAGACTTTGCTGTAAACAAAGTACAATCTATTATTGGCATCTTTCTTAAAGGTTTCTAAATGTAGATTGAACTTCTTAGCAAATTCGTGTGCTATCTCAAACGACCATGGGAAAACATCAACCCATGGTCCCTTTTCATGTTGAATGCCTGGATTGACTCTAAAGAACATCTTACCCTTAGGTGAAAGTAACTTAACACAATTGGCTAATCGTTGCTCAATATCCTCTTTACTGTTAAAGTTAATTGAGCCCAATGCTATGATAGCATCAAAACTTCCTTCTATTGCGGCAAACTCAAGTATATCAACTTGGTAATCAGCACAGTTATTATATGGATCAATACCGATCAAATTTGGAATACGGTCTTTAAATTGATTGTATCCACAACCTACATCTAATACAGCACTTGGCTTTAACTTGTTTACTTCTTCAACAAGTTGCCAACCTGTATAACTATACTTTTCAGTATTAGGTTTCCATATCTCACCGAAGAATCTTCCCGAGTATCGTATGTCCAAATCATCCACAATATCTTTAACTGTTCCGTTTAGTTCAGTAGTTAAATCTACTGTTTCTTCTATTTTATGTTTGAACTTGTCAAAACGTGCAGGAGTCCATGGTAATTCCCTCACTATAGTAAATTCGCTTATATCCCTAGAAAGTGTAGCATACTTAGGTAAATTAAACGATTCACGTAAATTTTCTATTATTAGTTTAAAAATTTTACTATTCATATAAATTTTTCTCAAAATTAAAAATTTTTTGTCTGATTGGGATAAATATCTTACTCAGTACATTACTTATCATGGAATACACAGTTGCATTAATTTTAGGCACACTTTATGGGTTTTTATTTGGTATTATACCCGTAGCAGGAGCAGGTGTTGGTCTTATCACAATATTTGGGTTTTTAGACGTTTTTCGTGCTGAACCTTATTCATTAGTAGTATTCACCACATCACTTGTTGTAGCAGCCACTATAGGAGATAGTTTCTCTAGTGTTGTTATGAATATACCGGGTGCCAGTGGTAGTGCCGCTACAATGGTCGATGGCTTTCCTATGACTAAGCGAGGAGAGGCAGCAAGGGCGTTAGGAGCCGCACTTAGCACTAGCACAGTTAACGGTGTTATATGGGGAGCATTAGTATTCTTGTTCTTACCTTACTATGCAACACTTATACTTAAGTTTGGTATACCCGAAATACTATCATTTCTAATTTTAGCATTTGCTAGTGTGTGTTTCATTAATAACAAGTATTGGTTTAGGGGTATACTAGCATTAGCATTGGGTGTATTTTTAGGATTAGTAGGACAAAATCCTATCACTGGTGCAGAACGTTGGACGTTTGGTTGGGACTATCTAGGTGGCGGTATACAACTTGCTCCATTGCTTGCTGGTGTACTAGCAATTCCCGAACTACTAGAAGCATATCAAAATCGACATACACAAGAACGTATAAACAATCTTAAAACAGAATGGCAGCAAATATGGCAAGGCTTTATAGATAGTTGGAAACATAAATGGGACGGGTTACGTGGTGGACTGATCGGTGCAATAGTAGGAGTTATACCTGGTATAGGTGGTAGTGTAGCCGATTGGTTAGCATATGGACAAACTGTAGCACTGAATAAGAACGAAAAGATTGCATTTGGTGACGGCAATGTAAAAGGTGTTATAGGTTGTGAGGGTGCAAACAATGCACAGAAAGCAACAAGTTATGTTCCTACTGTATTGTTTGGTATACCAGGTGCCCCTTTTGAAGCAATTATCATTGCATTGTTCTTATTAGTAGGAATAGAACTAGGTTCTCCATCTTTATTGAATGACTTATCGTTCTTTGATAATTTAGCAAGTAGTTACATGTGGAGTCTGTTACTAAGTTTTGTATTAGGATTAATTTTTATACGTTATGCAGTTCGAATAACTAACTTGCCGTTCAGTTATTATTTTTGGCCTGTAATGGCACTATTAGTTTGGAGTAGCGTACAATATACTGGCTACTGGGAAGATTATGCATTTTTTGCACTTTGCTGTGTGTTTGGTCTTGGACTACGCAAGTACAAATTTAGTAGAGCAGCACTTGTTATAGGTTATGTGTTGGCAGATAGACTTGAAGGTACTTTCTTACAATACACTAAGTTATATGATTTTACTGATATCTTTACTAGACCCATCAGTGGATCATTAATGGCTCTGACGTTCGTAGCCATTATATACGGCGTATTTTTTAACAAAACGAGGATAAAATATGTTTAAAAAGATGATTGCTATTTTAGCACTTATGGTTGCAGGTACTACTGCATATGCAGAAGATAAGATTGAGTTGGGTTATCGTTTCGATGACCAACGCAATACTACCAATGACCAATATGCATTAACAGTAGACTGGCAGACTAAATTAACAGGTAATTTTACTTGGGGCTTAGGTTTTAGAAATATTGAACGTGAACAAGATAGTCGTGTTACTAATCGTTATATGGTTAAATTAAACTATGACTATAACATGTTCTATGTTAATACTGCTGTTGGACAAAAGCATCAAAGCCTTAAGCCTACTACAGAATTTTGGCAGGCAGAAGCAGGCGTAAAATACAAAGTAACTGATGACGTTCAAGTTAAATTAGGTTACGCATATCGTGAGGGCTTTGGTGGTCGTGCTGAAGATTATCATCAAGGACCAAGAGTTGCAGTAAAGTACAAGTTAGACCCACGTTGGGCAGTAAATGTTAAGTATGATTATTTTGACTTTGGGAACGGAGTCAAGCGTGATCGTTATGGCATTTCAATTGAAAAGAGATTATTCTAAGGAGACCTAAATGAAGAAGTTAATAGCATTATTCACAATGTTGTTTGCTACTTCTGCATTTGCGGACTATCGTTTGATAGTTCCGCAAAGTGTAGGTGGCGGCACAGATGTATGGGCTAGAATCGTAGCCAAAGAACTTGAAAAGAAATTAGGTGAAAAGGTTGTTATAGAAAACATACCTGGCATTAATGATATCCCTGGCTTTAACAAGTTCCACAACGAATTGCGTAAGGATCCAAAAACTATCATGGTTGCACACGGTGGCAATGCAGAAAGTTTTCTATTACACAAAGTTGATTACAACTATAAAGATTATGCGCCAATTGGATTGCAGAACCTAACTATTGTTGTAGGTCGTAGAAGTGACAGTGATCCATTTAAAGAAGTTAGATTCAGCGCAGGTTCAGGTATGAACCCTGATCTAATGGCTATCACTATGTTAATATGCGGCCCGTTGAAAACAGTTAAAGAATATCAAAACTGTTTTAATAACAAAGTCATTTATGTTGCAGGTATGAAGGGCAATGAACGTAGACTTGCATACATGCGCGGTGAACTCAATGTTACACGTGAGACAACTGCGGCATATTTTAAGCATCCAAAGCAACTAAAAGAAAACGTTGATTGGTTCTCACAGGGTGTTATGGATATTAAATCAGGGAGGGTGGTCGCAGACCCAAACTTTCCTGGACTACATTTCGCTGACGTATATGCCAAACGATGGGGAAATGCTCCTTCAGGTGAATTTTACGATGCCTATCTACTAGTAAAGAATTATCGTGACGTATTACAAAAGTCATTATGGGTAGATAAGAATAATCCTAATAGAGAAAAGTTAGTCAAAGCATTATCAGACATGGCTAAAGATCCCGAGAGTGTTGCTAATATAGAAAAAGATACAGGCAAGTATGAATGGATCATTGGCGATGATGTAAATAAGGCAATGGCTGCATTAGAAAAGCAATTAACTAAAAAGGCTCTTAAAGACTTAGTATGGTGGACTGCGGCAGTGATTAAGCAGGATGCCATTTATAAAGAAGAACTTGCACAAAAGGCTAAATGATGAAATATATTTTCGTGGCAGGTGCTCCTGGCAGTAAGTGGAGTAGCGTAGTAAAAAACATTTATTATAGTCCAAGTATTGACAGAAGCGACTACAGTGACGAAAGAACATACCACCATGATGCAGACGGGGGCGTAATGCACCTTATGCATCTTGGTGCGTATTTTGATCCTGGTATGGAATTTGATTTGCCTGAGGATATGACTACATTAACTAAAGAACAGGCAGAAGCATTGTTTGATAAGCCATTTAATGGTACAGGGGTCAGAATAGTTAAGAGTCATATTTTCAGTTACTATGAAAATGTGAAGTATCTTAAAGAATTATGGCCTGAATGCCCGGTAGTATTGGTACATCGTTCTAATGATGCTTGTTTAGGATGGTGGGTACGCTGTGGTCATTTTAATATTACATACCCAAAATATGATAAATATTATGTAGATTTGCGTACTATGGCTAAAATAATTGACCGTCAAAACGATGGAATATTACAAGCCTGGAATGGCAAAATAGGAACACTACCTTCATTTGACAACTCATTCACTATGAAGGGTGGACTTATTACTTTTAATAATATTGAAACAGCAAGTGTGTGTAGGATAAGCCCTCCACCTGATCAATATAAACAAGATTATAAAAAGAAAGACATTAGTGTAAAGGTGATATAATGAAAAGTAGTTGGGAACTAACTAAACCTAGAAGTAAATACCATTTTCGTAATGATGTTATCGATCCTAAATTTGATAAAGTCATTAGATTAGGGAAATTTAAACTGGATATATCTAACGATATAGAAGCATTGGTTGATAGTTCTAGACCTGCAACTTGGAGAACACGTGGGCAGGTTGGTAAGTCTAGACCTGAGGAAGAATTACAAGCAGAAGATTATGATTTAGAACGTTTTGGATATGGTAAAGATTATCAAATTAGTCATCTTAATTGGGATATACCTGAAGTACTTCAGAAGGTCAGTAAACTATTTTCGTTAGATGACTGTATGAATCGTATACATGTACAAAAGCCGGGCGAAGTATGGAACTTGCACTTAGACAAACTAGAAAAGTGGAACCCAGAAAACCCTGATAGTATCATACGAATTCAAGTTGCATTAACTGATTGGCAACCAGGTCAGTTTTGGAGTTATGGTAACTATCAACATAGTATGTGGAAAGTAGGAGAAGTAACTACATTTGACTGGCAGAACCTACCACATAGTACTGCAAATGCAAGCCATCATCCTAGAGTCACGTTCCAAATTACAGGTGTCAAGACTTCCCAAACTGATCAATTTTTAGCAGAATTAGCATCTGTAGCAGAGTATATCATTTAAGATAAATACTTTACTAGGAGATAACTATGACAACTGAACACATTTATACCTCTGCTAAAGGGGAAAACTTTCTAACTATGGATGATTGGGCTAGAAAAACCCTTACACCACCAGAGTATGAAGAACTTTCTTCAGATGTTGTTACCGACGATAAGCGTAAAGAACTATATTCACGTTGGTTGGAAGAAGAGCAAATATTAACACATAGATGCATTGAAGATGGTGTTGAAATTTTTAATGTTGAGGTTGTTTAAGTAATGCGAGCCACTGAGTTTCTAACAGAAAAGAAGAGAAAGCGTAAGTCAAAATTACGCGGTTACTTCTTTCCCGGCATGGCCTACTTTGGATCATCTGATTCAGGTGATTCAGGTGGAGGTGATGGCGGCGGTGGCGAAAGCATGTTTGAATCTCCGGCTATAGAATTAGCCAAACGTCTACCTAGTTTAGAAAAATATGACTATAATACTATAGACAAATTGATGCGCAAGATCAGTGCTAAACATAAAATTACAGGTAAGGCTCTGCATGATTTGTTTGTAAGAAAATTTAAAAAGACTCCGGATGATTGGATTAAAGGAAAACTTGATGAAGTTGATAATCCTGATAAAGATTTAGATCAGGAAGTAAACAAGTTTGCTGAATGGGCAGCAACAAAACTCAATCTAAAAAAACTTCCTAAAATACAATTGAGTATGGATACGGAAGAGGCACAACAGGGGCATCACACAGGTTCACATACTGAGGGTAGTGACCATGTTTGGGTATATGCTGCAAATAGAAATCTTGTTGATATATTACGTACAGTATTTCACGAACTAGTACACGTTCGACAAGGGGAATTAGGTATGATAAAACCCGGAGATAGTTATCCCGGTAGCCCTATTGAAGCCATGGCAGACATGCTCGCCGGCAAATATATAAAAATATATGGTGAGAAGAACCGACATATATTTCAGTAATGTATCTTAACGAATGTTACTTTATAAATTACCTAGGTGGTACGGGCGGTAATTTTATACAACAACTTATCACACGTATTATTCATAACAAGAATGATATCATTACCGGCGAAAACGGTAATGCACACGGCCCAGAGTTAAGAATATATGAAAATTATTACGCAGAGCAAGAGTATTACGATCATATACAAAAAAATATATTCTCTAAGCCTATACATGAATATCTAATTCCCAGACACGAAAATTTCCCAGTAACAGCCACTGATCACGCAGTCCCGATATGGGATAAGATGTTTACTAAATTCCCAAACTCAAAGAACATAATAATAAGATGTAATCATTCTAATATAGAAAAAATGATTGCTAACTTATTTTTTAAAGTCAATTTAGCAGATCCAAAATTATACAAACTTCTAAAAAATAATAATCCTTATTTTAAAAATTACGAAGATCCAAATCTTATACCAAATGACGTAATTCAAAAATATGTTATAGACGCTAGTAACACTGCAAGAAACAGTTATATTACCTTTCCATATCATGAAGATCATGCTATCCCAACCGAATACAGTGATAGAATATTTGTAATAAAATTCGATGACATATACAATAACAATTCAGATGCCGTTTTAAGTCAACTGAGTTTGGCAACCGGTAAACCAATTACTGACAATATACGAAAATTGTACCAAACCTATATTGATAGACAAGAAAAATTAATTGACGAAAAGATGCCATGGATTAGGGCATACTAGTCACCAAAACATTTGCTTTTTAATTAAGTTAATTGTATAATCACTGAATGATTAAGTTACTATTTCCTTTACCTAAAGAAATCACTATCGCACTTAGCGGTGGCGTTGACAGCGTAGCCATTACTGATTTCTTAAGTAGAAAACACAAGGTTACTTGTGCATTCTTCCATCATGGTACAGAGAATAGCGAACGTGCATTTGAGTTTGTTACTAAATTCTGCACTAATAGAAGTCTACCCTTATTTGTAGGTATGCTTACAAATCAAAAGCCCGATGACTTAAGCCCAGAAGAATTTTGGCGAAACGAGAGATATAAGTTTTTAGAGCCATTGGGTAACGTAGTAACCGGGCATCATTTGGATGATGTAGTCGAAACTTATCTTTGGGCATGTATGCATGGCACACCCAAATTAATTCCCCGTTTCCGTAATAATGTCTTGCGCCCATTTCTTACAACGAGAAAGTCCGAATTCGTTGACTGGTGCAAGCGTAAGGGTGTATCATGGTGTGAAGATACTAGTAACACAGATACAAAGTATACTCGAAATCTTATTCGACATAATCTATTACCAACGGCATTACAAGTCAATCCTGGCTTGCATAGCATGGTGAAAAAATTAGTTGAGAAACAAGAGCAATCGCTATATAATAACACAGGAGAAAATTATGAGTGACGCACGTACATTTACAGGTGATGCAAAAATTAAGTTGACGCAATTGGTCAATGAAGGTATGGCAGTAATGCATGAGATTGAAACACTTCAAGGTGGTCTTACAGATACCATCAAGGCTGTCGCTGAAGAACTTGAAGTCAAGCCAAGTGTGTTGAAGAAGGCAATTCGAATTGCACACAAGGCAAGTCTTGGACAGACTAATAAAGAACACGAAGAACTTAACAACGTCCTTGAGGCAGTTGGCAAAACTCTGTGAACGACATATTAGTTGGTATCTTTCAGTGGATTAAAGAAGATTGGGTATCAAATCGTTTAAGATTTGTTATCGAAGTTCTTGCTTGGGCAATCAGTATAGGTTGTTCATTCGTAGTAGCCATAACAGTACCTAATGTGCCTTTTTTGGCTCTTTACCCATTATGGATTGCAGGATGCTCAATGTATGCATGGGCTGCTTGGAATCGTAAATCGTTTGGTATGTTAGCCAATTATCTATTGCTGACGGCAATCGATACAATTGGACTAGTAAGATTACTTTAATAATTAATATGGGTCGGTTGGTTGCGTTTGGATGTTCATTAACATTTGGTCTAACATTACCTGACAAGTGGCCTTATCAGGAACATTATTTGGCTAGTGATTACGCATGGCCCAGTTTAATTGCTAAAAGGTTAAACTTAGAAGTTGTTAATAAATCAATACCGGCTGCAGGACAAACTGAAATTTTAAATAGCATATTGAATTTTAGTTTTCAAGATAATGATACATGTTTAATCATGTGGAGTTATTTTGACCGTTTAGATTTTTATAAATTTTCAGAACCTACAGCCGGTTTTAGGATAGATGAAACACATAAGTTATATCGAACTTATGTTTTATTGACAGACAAATATCAATTGGACATAGGTAGAAGAAATTGGTTAGCAATGCAACATGCTAGTTTATATTTAAAGTTTAAAAATATAAAGGCTAAATCAATATTATGTTTAGATGATAAAGATCGTCATCCAAATAGTCTTTACAAAATTGAAGTTCCTGATATAATACAAGACATATCATGGAATTACATAGACCGAGCAATGGATAAAGTTCATCCGGGCGTAGAGTCTCATAAAGACATGGCAGAACAAATTTATAATAAGGTATTTAATGTCGTATATTGATGCTATACATGATAGAGATAGTGATAGGATTTTCGTTGTAGAACGAACTCCTCAAGGTAAGCGCACATATAAAGAATATCCTTGTAACTATACTCTTTATTATAGCGATCCTAAAGGCAAGTATCGTAGTCTATATGGTGATACTGTAAGTCGTTTTAGTACACGCAAGCGTGGTGAGTTTGAAAAAGAAAAACGAATTCATGCGAATAAGAAACTGTTTGAATCTGATATCAATGTGGTATTCAGATGCCTCAGTGAAAATTATCTGAAGGTAGAGCCTCCAAAACTTCATACATGTTTCTTTGACATTGAAGTAGACTTTGATCCGGAAAAAGGCTTTAGCCCAACGTCGGATCCGTTCAATCCGGTTACGGCTATTTCAATGTACTTGGATTGGCTTGATCAACTCATCACGCTTGTCATCCCTCCCAAACATATGAGTAATGAAACTGCGCAAGAAATTTGTGGTCAGTTTGAAAATTGCTTGTTGTTTAATAGTGAAATAGAAATGTTTGAAACCTTCTTTCAATTGATTGAGGATGCTGACATTCTTACTGGTTGGAACTCAGAAGGGTATGACATACCATATATGGTAAATCGTGTTACTCGCATTATGAGTAAAGATGATACACGCAAGTTTTGTTTACTTGGGCAGATGCCTAAGGCAAGAACTTATGAACGTTTCGGTAAAGAAGAAACAACATATGACTTAGTTGGTCGTGTTCATATGGACTACCTACAGTTGTACAAAAAATACAACTATGAAAGTCGCCATAGTTATAAACTCGACTTCATTGGTGAAATGGAAGTCGGTGAAAACAAAACACAATATGAAGGCACACTTGATCAATTGTACAATAAAGACTTCAAACGTTTTATTGAATACAATCGACAAGATACAATGTTGCTTGTTAAGATTCATAACAAATTAAAATTCTTAGATTTGGCAAATGCACTTGCGCATGAAAACACAGTGCTATTGCCCACAGTCATGGGGTCTGTTGCAATGATTGAAATGGCAATCATGAATGAGGCCCATGAAAGAGGTTTGGTAGTACCAGACAAAAAACGAAAGGAAAATCACAGTGATGAACAACAAGCGGCAGGTGCCTATGTTGCTACGCCCAAAAGGGGTATACACGAATGGGTCGGCGCAGTGGATATCAACTCGCTCTACCCCTCGGCTATTAGAGCCCTTAACATGGCTCCCGAAACAATCGTTGCTCAAGTCAGACAGTCACTCACCAACCAGTACATGCACGACAAAGGGAGACGGTTGGCTAGTGAAAAGAAACGAAGTAAAGACGATGACGAAGTAACTGGTAGTATCTTATGGGAAGGATTGTTTGGTAGTTTAGAATACACGGCAATCATGAACCAAGAACGAGGTACTATGCTCACACTTGATTATGAAGATGGTCGCAGTGTAGAAATGAGTGCTGCCGAAGTATGGAAGTTAATCTTTGACAGTCATAAGCCTTATATCCTAAGTGCTAATGGTACTATATTTAGATATGACCAAGAAGGTGTGATTCCAGGTCTGCTTACACGTTGGTATACAGAACGTAAATCAATTCAAAAGCAGGCTAAAGAAAGTTACGGTACTGATATGTTTGAGTACTATGATAAACGTCAATTGGTTCGCAAGATTTTGTTGAACTCTGCATATGGTGCATTGTTGAACGAGCATTGTCGTTTCTATGACAAACGCATTGGGCAAAGTGTTACATTGTCGGGCCGACAAATTGTGCGACACATGATGAGTACTATTAATGAAGTGGTTGCGGGTGATTACAATCATGAAGGACCTGCAATCGTATATGGTGACACAGACTCATGTTACTTTAGTGCGTATCCTGTCTTAAAAGAACAAATAGAAAAGGGACAACTAGAGTGGAATAAAGATGCATGTGTGCAACTTTATGATGCTATTGCAGAACAGGCTAATGATAGTTTCCCTTCATTTATGGAACGTGCATTTCATGCTCCTAGAAAGAATGGAGAAATTATCAAAGCAGGACGTGAGTTGATCGGTGATCGTAGTATCTTTATCACAAAGAAGCGTTATGCTATTAATATCTTTGACAAAGAGGGTAAACGCAAAGATGTGAATGGTAAGATAGGTGATATTAAGGCTATGGGTCTTGACTTGAAACGTGCTGACACACCCAAATATGTGCAAGAATTTTTGATGGAAGTATTGTCAATGGTTCTTGCAGGTAAAACACGTGACGATGTTATAGAAAAAATTAAAGACTTCAAAATTATTCTTAGTAAACAAGATAGTTGGACTAAGGGTAGCCCTAAATCAGCAAACAAGTTAACTTATTACGAAGAATTAGAAAAGAATAGTAAGACAGGTAAAGCGAATATGCCGGGACATGTACGTGCGGCATTGAACTGGAACTATTTGCGTAGAGTAAATTCTGACAATTATTCTATGAAAATGGTAGATGGTATGAAAGTTATTGTATGTAAACTTAAGTCAAATGCATTAGGCTTTACAAGTATTGCATATCCAACTGATGAACTTAGATTACCACAATGGTTTTGTGAGTTACCATTTGATGATAATGAAATGGAACGCACATTGGTTGACGAGAAGATTGAAAACTTATTAGGTGTATTGGGTTGGGACTTACGTAGTAATACTGATACTAATAGTACATTTGATGATTTATTTTCATTTGGTTAAATTAGTGATTGACAAACGCAATAAAATCCACTATTATACACAGTATTCTCGCCTAAATATTAAACATAAAAGGAACACACATGAAAGACAATTTACAAGATTTGATTCAACATACACATGGTTTGGGAGTTATTGACCTTATTAAGGTTAATGGCACTGATAAAGAAACACAAATTATCGCAGTTAGCGAAGATAAAAGTGTTGTCGTTATGGGTACCACTAAAACACCTATGCCAGATTTCATTGGTACATTTGGTATGCCCAACTTAGGTAAACTCAAAACTATTCTTGGGTTTGATGACTATGATGAGCATGCTGTAATTAACGTTGCACGTAATAAAGAGGGTGTGCCTACTGCGGTACACTTTGAAACTAAGGTTGGTGACTTTGTTAACGATTATCGACTAATGAGTAAATCAATCGTTGAAGAAAAGATTAAGAATGTAGCATTTAAGGGTGCTAGTTGGAACGTTGAGTTTGAGCCTACTGTTGCAGGCATTCAGCGTTTTAAGAAACAGGCAAGTGCTAACAGTGAAGAAGATAAGTTCACATGTAAGACTGACAAGAATGACTTGAAGATTTACTTTGGTGAACCCTCAACACACAGTGGTAACTTTGTATTTCATCCCGGGGTTAGTGGTACATTGAATCGCCCTTGGATGTGGCCTGTTAAGGTATTCCAAGCAATCATGGACTTGCCAGGCGACAAAACTGTACGTATTAGTGATCAGGGTGCTGCCGAAGTTACTGTTGACAGTGGACTTGCAGTATATCGTTATCTTCTTCCAGCACAAGCAAAATGATTAGAAACATTAATAGCGGTAGAGGCATTGTTGTCATGGGTGGTACTAGTAGTTACCCCTATGTCAACATGAGTAATGCCAGCGCAGGCATGTTGCGTTATAATGGTAATAATCAAAACTTTGAAGTCTATGATGGTAGTAGTTGGATGACCATAAGTATGAATCATGCCCAAATAGATTTGGATAATGACACACAAAGTTTACTTGAATGGGCACGTGCTAAACGAATGGAAGAACAATATTTACAGACAGAATCAGAACGTAATCCTACTATCAAAGACTTAGTGAATCAGCGTAAAGTCATTGATGATAAAATTACTATGGTAAAAACATTACTTAAAAGTTCTGGTAATGAAGCAGAGCAACAACGAGTACATCCACAGACAACTCCATGATAGATAAAGAAAATCTCACAAGTAATCATAATCCTGATTGGGCACTGTTCTTACCAGCAGTGTCTAGTTTCTTCATCACTGGCTTAGGCAAGCAACGTGAGGGGGAGAACTATTTTGATAGTGCAAGAATCCCTGCAGGCTTCAATGGTGACGTTGAATGTCTAAACTTCTTAAACAGTAAGCAGGGCTTGTTCAAGTATAAGTGGGGTTTATATAGTGCTGGTCACGCCAACTTAGATACTACAGTTGATGACCATGCCGAAAGTATTATTCGTAAACGTGAAAGTGGAACGTTTATGCTAGGTGATAGTGGTGGATTTCAAATCATGAAAGGTCAGTGGCCTGCTGATTGGAAGAACCCTAATTGCCCTAAAGCATTGAAACAAAGAAAATTAGTGTTGACATGGATGGACACATACATGGATTACGGTATGTGTTTAGA